ACACAAAATAAAATACTATAATCTTGTTCATGATAATCACATCATGGATGAGAGGGTCTCCTAATAGTGGTTAGGGAGTTAGCTCAAAAGGTTAGAGCATGCTGGCGGAAAACAGCAGATGCAGGTTCGATTCCTGTACTCCCAATTCCTTATGAAAATCAATTTTAATATAGAGAGGGGGAAGCGTATGGAAGAGGTCTCACCTATAAAGGACACGGATGACATCCAAGCGATGAAAGACTATCTGAGAGAATGGAATGAAATGTATTACATGCTATTCATCACTGGTCTCAATACAGGCTTGCGTGTTGGTGATATCCTCACACTCAAAGTCAAAGATGTTCAGGGATGGCACATCAAGCTACGAGAGAGAAAGACTGGCAAGCAGATTTCTCGTAGGATGACAAAAGAACTGAAACGAGAAATGAGGAAGTATGTTGAAGGGAAACCATTCCATCATTTCTTATTTAAGAGCAGGCAAGGAGGAAACAAGGCCATCACTCGTGAACGAGCCTACCAGATCATTCATGAAGCTGCTGAAGAATTAGGCATTGATAACGTGGGAACGCACACAATGCGCAAAACATTTGGATATAAATACTATAACAAAACAAAGGATGTAGGCACACTACAGAAGATGTTCAATCATTCATCTCCAGCTATTACGCTGAGATACATCGGCATTGAACAAGCTGAATTAGATGATGCCTTGAGAAACTTTGTTATTTAATTTTTATATTTTTGACATTAACATAATGAGTTAAGCATAAGCTAGAAAAAGAGAAACGAATGAAAGCCATATTCTAAAAGGATTTCAGAAACAAGGCGAGCTTAACAAAATATAAGATATGTGAAAGTGAGGGGAAAAAATGAAACTTGATGACTATATAAATAAGCTAGAAAGGTTATCTATTTTAGTAGATAGTGTGTCTATCATTTCTCTTATTGATAACTTGAAGGAAATAAAAGAATCGCAGAAAGTCACAGTACCACAGTTTGTTGCAGATTGGTACGAAGAACGGAAAGACGATCTTGACACGGCTCTGTTTAGATGTGTTGACATAATTCCTAGAGTGTACGAAGATGGAGAACTAAACCAGTTCCAAGAATGGTTTGTTAGTGATGAAAACAAATCATTTCAAACGCTAGTCAATATGCACCAGTTTGGCTACGAGGTCGAGAAAGAAAAGCGGTATTCAGTAAAGATAAAGGGGAAAATTGAAGAAAACCTTTTAGTCTATGGATTAGGTATAAACAGATATTTTTTTGCAAGAACCTACGACAGTTCAAAACGAAATGAACACACCCGCAAGGAACTAGAAGAAGCCGGATTTGGCTGGGTGTTTGATTGTGAGGGAATGGAAGTCAAGGAGGTCTAGGAAGAGAAATGAACAACAGTATGACGATAAAACAATACACAGATATTCCGTTCATAAAAGGAGCAGTAAATGAATTGAACATGGATATCAAGAATAATCCGGGTTTGAAATATGAGATTGTAGGATATTCAATTTGTAAAGATGAAATACTCTGCATTACCATTTCAAGTATCCTTGTACATTGGGAAGGAACACCATTCCGAAAAGAATGAGAAAATAAACTCTTGTTTTCTCACGAAAAATAAAATATTATGATAGCATAGCTTTCAAGTATGAGAGGGACAGACCAAAGAGATTGGCTGTCCTTTTTGTGTGAGGAGGATTATATGTATAACAAAATTGTCAGACCTTCTTTGAAGACAAAGAAGTGGGAGAAGTTCAGAGATAAGATTCTAAGGAAATATAATTATCTATGTCAAGAGAGTTTGAGATATGGAATATCAGAACCGGCTGAAATGGTTCATCATATTTTTCCAGTGTCCGAATATCCCGAACTAGAATTCCAAGAATGGAATTGTTTACCTCTCACTAACAAGAGACACAATACTTTTCATGATAGAACCAATGATAAAGTTATTGGTCAAGGAATTTTTTGGCAAAAGAAACGAAAAAGGGAATTTTTGAATTTTTACAAAAATCAAAAAAATGAAATTTTGTAAAAATCGAATTTTTCATTTTTTCAATTTTTGAATTTTTCGATTATCCCCCCCATCGAAAAAAATTTTTTAGAGCGTCTGGGAACCGGTGAAGGGAACTTTTTCCAAGTCGGAGGCCTTCAGACAAAAAGGGGATAAAAACTAAAGGGATTTTAGGAAGGAGGCCTAGTTTTTGGCAAAACCAGTCACAGCTAAATCTATCAAGTCAAAAGTCATCAAACAGATGAAAGAGCTTGGGACCTATCGCAAAGAATTTGACATGATTATTGACATCTTTGCAGGCATGCTATATCAGTATCAGAAACTTGCTCAGGACTATGCTGATATGGGCTACCCTGTCACAGATGTTTATGTTAACAAGGCAGGAGCTGAGAATGAACGTAAGGTCCCCATCCTAACAGCGATGGAAATCCTACGGAAAGACATACTCAGTTATTCTAATCAATTGATGATGAATCCAAAATCACTTGGTGAAGTAGTAGAGCAAGACAATGGATCTGTTCTTACTGAGGTTCTAAAATTCAAGGACCAAATCAAAAAGAAACGGGTGAAGTCTGATGGGTAACGTGGAGAAAGCTAAAGAATACGCTCAACACGTTCTGGACCATCAGGAAGAGCATTGTGAAGAGAACATTTTGGCAGCATCACGCTTTCTGAGAGATTTGGACAATCCAGAGTTTGAGATGGATGAAGACATTGTTGATTTTGTCGTTCATTTCATTGAACATACAATTGTCCATCAGCAGGGTGATGATATGTTTGCGGTCTCTATCCGTAATAAGCCATTACTTTTGCAACCCTGGCAACATTTTGTGGTGGTCAATCTCTTTGGATTCTATATCAAGGGAACTAATGAGAGACGCTTCAAGGAAGCCTTGATCATGCTTGCCAGGAAAAATGGCAAGACTTCATTCACTGCTGCAATCGCTCTAGCTTATCAGATCCTTGATACAGATAGCGGTTCAAAATGCTATATTGTAGCCAATTCTGTCAAGCAAGCCTTGGAAGCCTTTGGATTTTTGAG